CGTTGCCCCACATCCCGACGATGCCGCGCCAGGTGGCCTGCGCCACATCGCTCGCGTCCACGTTTGCCGCGCTCGATTGGCTGACGCGCCCTTGGCCGATGAGGGACTGCATGTCGAGCCCGCCCATCTCAATGGTGGCAAGCATCTGGATCGCGGAGAGATCATAGACTGACCACAGCCGGAACCCGCTCACGCCGCCCGTATTGCGGGCATAAGCACGCGCACGGGCGGTGGAGAAGTCCATGCTTACCATCGGCAACACACCCGCGATGGATTGCATCTTGCTGGAGCCGTCGTAGCTGGCCTGGTACTTGCCGACCCAGATCTGGTCGAGCTCTACGCCGCCCGCGCCGACGAACGCGGGGTGCACGGAAAACCCGGCAACGGGCTGGTCAGAGATCATCCAATACGCCTTACCAGCATAGGTGCCGCTTGGGACAGTGCCGGCCTTGAAATAAAACTTCGGAATCTTGATCATCGACTGGCCGTCGATGGTTTGCTGGATGGTTCCTGCATAAGTCGGGTGGCTATTGAAAAACGCCGCGTCGGTGGTCTTGGGCGCGAAGTTTTCGTCGATGCGGACGTAGGTACCGGCACCGCCGCCGGTGGTGACTTGTACCAGTCCGACGATGGTCGCGAATTGCTGCTTTGTCGTGACCGTCACATCAGCCGACCACTCCGACCAGCCCAGTGTCGCGCCTTTGTGGCGCACGCGCAGCACGTATTGCGTCTGCCCGGGCTGGAGCACGCCGGCAGGCACGGTGTAGCTGGTCAGGTCCGTGGCGGTCTCGCCGGAATCGTGCAGCGGAGTATCCCATGTGTCGGTCGCCAGGCGAATCTGCCACTGGCTGGCGGCATGGGTATCGCTGCCACCTGTTGCGGCAAAGCCCGATGAGATCAGCGTCGGCTGCTCCGGTATGTCGGTCTGGCCGTTGGTCGGGCTGGTGATCGCCGGCGTGTTGACGTACGCGAATGAGGTTTTGGCGCTAAAGCTCGATGCAGACGACCAGTCCGAGACGAGTCCTGCTGCATCCTTGACGCGGGCGCGCACATAGTAGGTGGTGCCTGTCGAGAGGATGCCGGCGGGCAGCGTGTAGGACTGCGCTGCCACCTCGCCGGAATCATGCAGCACCGACGCAAACGTCGATGCAGTCGAGATCTGGAATTGCGCATAGGCGAACGGGTTGCCGGCAGGCGAACTGAATCCGACGATGGCCAGCGTTGGCGTCTCGCCAATATCCGTTGCGCCGTTGGCCGGGTTGGCGATGGTCGGGGCGTCCGGGCGCATGGCTGGATTGACCGCTCCGCCAGCGCCCGTGGGCGAGCCCGTGGCGACGATGTGCAGAATGTCGACGGTCTCGCCTTCGATCTCGATGCGCAGGTAGCCGGTACCGCGCATGGGCACCAGGTATTCGTCGTCACAGAAGCCTTCCGGCACGCCCGCAATCTCGCCCTGACGGCGCAGGCTCCAGATACGCTCCGTCCAGGCTGGCGTATAAGCGTCGCGATAATAGAGCCGCACCGCGCCCGCGTTGAGCGAGCGACGGATGATGACGGCGCGCGGGGTGTTGTCGTCGCCCAAAAACAGCTCCTTCGAGACCCAAGCATCGCCGACCTGGCCGCGCACGCCTCCGCTGCCGCCCGCGATGGGCACAAGCGACATACCGGTGAGCATGGCCGCGCTCGTCCAGTTGCGCGACAGCGGCGTTGTCAGACGCAAGCGTTGGCTGGTGAGGATCTGCGCGATGCGCACCAGGGCGCGGTGTTCGCCCTCGACCAGCAAGTAGTCCTGGCCGGCCTTGAGCCCTTCGGTGCTGGCCACGTCCAGAGACTCGTCGCCGCCGATGCCGGAGACGACCGACACACCCTCGGTGGGCACCAGACGATAGCCGGCGGCGAAGAGTTCGAAGGCGATGCGGCGGTTGCGGTAGAGCCAGTCGAGTCCAACGGCGCGCTGCACCGACACCGGCGACGCCATGCCGGAGAGCGTGCCGGAGATGCCGCCGATCTGCGTGATGATGGCGTTGATGGTGGCGGCCAGGTTCGGCTCGCCAGCGCGGGCCGCGGATACCTCGGTCTCGAGCGCGGTGGTGCGGGTGTCGAGGTCGGCAAAGTTTTCGTCGATCTCGGCGTAGCGAGTGTTCCAGAGGCTCGGGACAGCCTCCGGCTCGTTGTTGGGGATTGGGGTGATCTGGCTATGCGGCAGTGTCATGTCGGCGCTCCTATCAAAATCTCAGAGTGAGCTTGATCTCGATGCGCTCATCGGCCTCTTTGTGCTTTGGCGCAAATGTCTTCATGGCGATTAAATTTCCGTCGGCATCAATCAGGGCGGCCTCCGAAACGGCGAGGCCGACCATCTCGGCCTCGTCGATGTAGGCCACGGCCTCGACGTCGGTGGGGCTGATCTGCACGATAGATGCGCAGGGCTTGCGCAGGCGCTCGGAAAACAGCTCGGTACGGCCAGCAAACACGGGCCGCGGCGCCTCGACCTCATCATGACCTCCATCGCCAAATGCCATGCCAGCGACGGCAGGCAACGGCGCTCCGCCTGCCATGTGGGCGGCGATGCGGGCGCGGAATGCGTCCAGGGTGACTGCCTCAGACATAGATGCTCCTCATCTCGAAAAGCGGGGCGCGCGCCTGGCCCAGCCGCCAGGCGCCAGACAGATGCAAGCGGGCGGGCGGAATCTCCACGTGCTCGCCCAGGCGGAACTCGCCAAATCGCATGCGCTCGCGGAATGATGCGTGCGCGAGACGAAACCCAAACGGCTGTTCAAATCGCGCATGGGAGAGCCGCCAGCTGCCATCGAGCCGGCGCGGCCGGTCGATGAGCCGGACGGGCGGCGTGATGACTGGCTGAGGATCTGGCGGCAGCGTCTCGCGCCGCCAGGCCCAGGCCGAGACGCGCTTGTGGACCTCCTGATGGCCCTGCGCACGCCGCGCGGCGAGCAGGCGGCCAGCGACATAACCGCGACGCTCTCCTACGCGGAACGACCCAAATGCCGCAGGGAGTCGCACCGGCTCGCCGTCTCTCCCCAGCGTCCATGCCCGATGCGGACAGCCGTGCAGCTGCTCACCGGGCCATACGTAGGGCGAGCAGATGCGCTTGCTCAGCAGCAGGCGGTAGTCGGACAGCGTGCGCTCGATCGCCTCTATCTCCAGCCACTCCAGCAGAATAGGGTGACGCGAGACCGGCGCCCACTCGCGCACGGCCTGGCGCAGCAGCGTCATGTCGTAACTGCGCGCCATGGCGAGGTTGATACGGACAAAAAACGTCGCCCAATGCTGCAGCTGCGGCACGCCTGCCAGCCGCTCGATGGGCCGTATTACACGGCTGCCGTCGAGCCGCCATGTGCCATCCACCAGCAGCAGCGGGCCGAACTCGGCGTAGATCTGTCTCTGGCGATCAGGCTCAATGATGTCGGCCTCGATGCCCAGCTGAGCCAGCGCGCGACGGACGGCCCATGGCGTCCCTTTTTTGCGGTGCAGCGCAATGGCCTCTCGGATCAGCCGCCGCCGCTCATCGTCCGTCGCGGCAAATATCCAGCCCTCGACCCCCATTACGTGGAACTGCCGCGCCAGCTCCGGCAGATAGGCCGCGGGCACGGTCTCGACGAGATAGGTGAGCAGGCCGTCGAGCGGCAGCTGCTCGATGCGCTGCGTCGCATCGGCCAGCGGACCCAGGCGCGGGTCGAGCGCGATCACGTCCGGGGCCAGACGATCAGTCATCGCCATAGCCTCCTACGGTCACCTCGACGGCGACGGCATGCGACCAGCCGTGCTCAGGCACGATCGTGTCCGCATTCGGCTCGACGAGATCGACGCGGTGCACACCCTCCACGTGCAGCGCCGCGATGAGCTGGGTGCGCACGATGTCGGCGCCCAGGCGCCGGCGCATGGCGTCGAGATGCGCCGCGAGCCCGGCCGCAGCCGCCTGGCGCACGGCCTCGGCGTCGTAGCCTGGGCGGACGACGATCGCCGCCTGAACCACGAACGGGCAGTCGAGCGGCGCCTGCACCTCCACCCGGTCGCAGATGGGGCGGGCGTCCTCGGCGCTGGCGGCAGCCAGCACCAGCGCCATGATCTCGGCGGACGGCAGGCCAGCGTCGGTGAGCGGGTACAGCACCACCAGACCAGGCTCGGGCGAGCGCACGGCACAATCGACGATGGAGACGTGCGCGCTCATTGCGTGGTGGCGGTAGGCCAGACGCGGCCCCGCCACCGAAAAAGACTCTGGGGCCTCCATGATCCGGGCACGTAGCCGCTCATCGTCCTCGCCGGGCAAGCGGGTGACGCCCACCAGCTCGCCCAGGTAGTCGAGCATGGGCGCGCGGGCGAAGCGCACCAGGTTTTGCCGCGCCGCATCGTTGATCGCGGCGCGGATCAGCGTCTCGCGGTAGGCGATGAGGTCGATCAGCAGCCGCTCGATCTGCGCGGGATAGAGGGTTTTGCCAGTAGCGGCCTCGTAGGCGGCGACGATCTCGGCGGTCACCGCCTGCGGATCGTCCGCGACGATTTTGAGCTTGTCGCTCATCTCGGCCTGACCTCCGCGCTCATCTCAGCGCCGTCAGCGAGCCTGAAAAACACCGTGATCCTGATGGCCGCATCGCCATCGAGCGCGACCACGACGCGCGTGACGGTGACGCGCGGCTCCCAGCGGCGGATGGCATCGACCGTCTCGCGTACGATGTGCGGGCGGGCCCGGTCGATAGGATAGTCGAGATACAGCCACACCCGGCTCCCAAAATCCGGCCGCAGCGGGTCTGACCCCTGCGGCGTCCTCAGGATGATGGCGATGGCCTGGCGGATGTCGTCCACGCCCGTGACGTAGCCGTCACGGCCCAGCGCGGGCTGCCAGTGGATGGAGGAGGGAGCGTCAGTCATGCCGGACATAATCTAGCGCGCGC